CTTGCTATGGGCGTTATATTCAGCTTGCAGGCGAGATACATAATTAGAAAAGGGGTGTAATATGCAACTATTATCAAGAGAGGCAGAGCTTGAGCTCCTGGAGAAAGTGGGAGATCACTTAGAGAAAAGGCTTGAACTTGAGAAACAGCACAATGACGGCTGGGATTTAATTTCTAGGCCTGATTTATTAGACAAGCTAGGGATTAGTGGAACTACGTTAAACAACTGGGAAAAGCACGGTCTAAGACCGTATCAGTCCCCTTTTGAGAACAGTAAGAAAATTTATTATCGCAAAAGTGACATATACAACTTTCTTACAGTGGATTAGGAGGGAAAAAATGAGAATGATAGAGTTAACGTTATCCTCTGAGAAATTGCCCTTATTTAACTTCCTAAAAAATAGCCCAACTCAAGTTTGGAAAAACGACGGACATTATAAGTTTATCTACTATGAGCCTGTAGATGAGGCACTGACAGATTTTCATTATAAAGGTTTGTATGTAGCTGCTAGAGATGAAAAAGGACGATTAGAGGGCTGGGAATTAGCCAGGGGTTTAGATATTGCTTTGGCCAGTCCAGAATTATTGGCAATTCTAAAAAAATTAGAAGTAAACAAATTAACAGAGCAACGGCAGGGGCTTGGTATGGAGCTGAAAGGCTGGATTTTCGATTTGATTTGTAACGGGATATATACCAGGTATGAGACCTCTCTTTTTGTCCGCTCTCTATTTGTAACTGGCTACAGTTTTAGCCAGTTAGTGGATTTGTTTTCTGCAATCGTCAAACGGAAAGATTTAGCAGGCTATTTTTTAGAAGTAGCAAGGGTATTCTATAAGGAGGTAGCTTTTGAATAGTGATGAAATTGTAAATAAAATAATTGAAGACGATCATCAACTAGCACCCTCTGAAATGGTGAATTTGACTGAAGCAAGGGAGACTAATGAGGGGCACAATAGTTTAGACTTGGCCAAAAAACCACGAGGGGATAGCTTTGCAGTGAGTCTAGATAATCTCAAGAAGATTTTGAGCGGAGATAGTAAGCTGAAAGGTGCTATACAGTATAATACCTTTACTTATGAAATTGACGTGACTAGACCTATAAAGTTAAATGGTAGAACCTTGAGCGGTGCAATCGATGACCTGATTATCAGAGAGATTAGGGCTTATATTGCTACCAAATACAAGATAGACTATAAAAAGCCTGATATAGCGGACATTCTGGAAGTGGTGGCTGGAGAGCATAGCTACAACCCGTTAAAAGACTATCTAGAAGCATGTGAAAACGAGTATAGAGAGTTAGTGAATCAGCGTGATCCGTTTGATATTCTACGGTACTATCTAAATATCGAAGATAATGATTATAATCGTATTATTCTGGACTTGTTTTTTCGTGGAGCAGTTGCTAAGGTATTCAATCCCTCTATTAAGTTTGACTTTGTTCTAGACTTGACTGGACGCCAGGGAGTTGGGAAAACTCAGTTTTTCGAGGGACTTTTCACTCATAAGTATTTTACTACTGTTGAAACTTTCACAGATAAAGACGATAAAGCTAGGATGGTAAGAAATTGGTGTGTATTTGATGATGAGATGGTAGCCAGTAAAAAAGCCAGCTTTTCAGAATTAAAGAAATTCATAACAGAAACAAAGCTAGAGTTTAGGCCTCCCTATGCTTCCAGTGATAGGCGTCTTCCTAAGAGTTTTATCATTGTGAGGGCGACGAATGATCACGATTATTTGACTGACTTGACAGGCGAAAGGCGCTTCCTGGTTGCTGAAGTCCATAAGGATACCGATTATAAGGATAGGAAGTGGACAGAAAAAGATCGTAGACACTTTTGGGGTGCTATGGTGGCAGCTTGGAGAGCCAACAAAGTACTGACTCTGACAGATGATCAGGAAAAGCTAGTAAACGAGGTTAGAAGCCGTTACAAGTTTGTAGATGAGCTAGCTGAAGACCTGGAGCGCTATTTAGGCACCCCTTACCCAAAAGAGATGTACCAATACCCAACAACCGACAAGACAAGGCGCTATTATATCCATGACATACTAAATCATGGCTATCATATGGGAGCGAATGGCGTAGAAATCCCACTAGATACAGACAAGTATGGGGAATTAGTAGAACGGGACAAAGTGGCAGTTAATTTATTCTTTACAGAGGTGTATTTGGACAATTCACCGAATCCAAAAGATAAAAACAAGGTAAAGAAGATCATGCAAAACAAAGAGGGCTGGGAATCAAGGAAATCTTTGAGAATTGGCAAAACTATCAAGCGTGGATATGCTAAAGTAAAAGATTAAAGTGTAGGCAGTGTAGGCAAAATGTTCAAAAAGCGCCTACATCGGAAAGCCGTGTAGCTATTGGAGTTTAAAAGGTGTGTAGGCAAACTTTAAAAAAGCGCCTACACACTTAACCCCTTGGTATTACTGACTTTATAATATAAATGTAGGCAAAACATATATTTTATAAAAGTATAATTTATTGAATAGATAAAGTGTTATTTATATATTTTTTTGAAAAAAAGTGCCTACATGCCTACATAAGGGATAACCCCTTGAGGCTGTAAGGTGGAGGGTGTAGGCACCCAAAATTCAAAAACGCCTACATTTTGCAAGATTGATAAAAGCAGGGCGCAGCATTTACTTTCCAAAAATGGAACTCAAAAAACCTTAAAAATGAGCTAAAGTACACTAAAAAGGGTAGTAAAAAGCGTTGAATAGCTGAAAATATCGCTTATATCAACGCTTTATGGCTACAAGTACTACAACTTAATCAAGTAGAAGAGGGATATGGCGTTCCAGGTTATTGAAAATCAAGAAGAAAAGAAGTGGAGGATCGTATGGATGATTTAGACGGGTTGCTGCAACAAGGCTTTATTTTGTACCAGAAAAATGGTAAAATAGGCGTAGAGTCTTCCCCGACTTTTGGGAGTGTGACTTTACATTTTCAAGATGGGCGATTTTCCCATCTGGTGCGAACTGAAACAAAGAAATAGAGTCTATCGGAACAACCGAGGACACTGAATAAGCTATATGGCTTTTCGGTGTCCTTTTTGTTTTGGTGTTAGGAGAGGATATGATACAAAAATCCTTATGGATTGATACGAGCAGAAAAAACAGTTTTAAAAACGGGATACCGTAGTAGGTACGGTGTTTTTAGATATGGAAATCAATAAATAGAAAGAGGAATATAGAATGAACAAAAAAGCAATTATTACTAAGATGTTAGCGTTGAAAGGGGCGATCGATAACCTTTCAGGAAAAATTGATGAAGTGAAAAATAATCAATTTTTGAGCGCTGAAGGCAAAGAGAATGAGCTGGAAGCAATTAAATTCAAATACGATAGTTGGTATGGCGCTTATTATGATGAGCTGAAAACAATCGCAGACAACCTGTTACCAAACAAAGAAGTTCAAAGAACGGAATCAGAAGTAAAACTATTAACTGATCCTGGTTATCAAGCAGCGTTACAAAATACTGTAAAACTTTTTGAAAGTGGGGCGTTAGCTGTATCTACTGGGAAAGCGTTGATAGATCACTACAAAAACGATCACACGGCTTTATCGCTTCTCAGAAATGCCCTGGGGGATATTTTTGGGAATGGCAACCCAAACAGTGCAGAGTTAGCGCAGTATATCCCAGCGGATAATAGCAATCGAACCAAAGACTTGTTGAATAAGTTTGCTGGAGCAGTTGATGAACTGAATTACAAGAGATTGATGGAAGATCCTGAGTTTGTAAAACAAAGAGTGGATGGAGCAATCACTTTCTTAGAATCTGATTATCTGGATGACAATATGGACGCAATACTTTAAATAAGTGCATAGAGGGGAGCAATCCCCTTTTTGTTAATTAAGCCACATGATAATTTGTAGTAGTGTGCAATTTACAAAACGAACAAATACTACATATTAGACGGTTAAAACTCTGAGATAAGTCAGCTATATCAAGACTTTTGGCGGATTAGAGCGTTCCAAAAAAGGGTGAGGTAAGGGTTAGGTTGCGTATTAAAAAAAGTACAAGGTTAGTACAAGGTAGCATAGATCAAAAACCCTAAGATTACCCTAAGGTATAGCTGCTTTTTAGAACCATAAAACGGTAAGGTTACGGTAAGGTATCGAACTTTTCCAATGGTAAGGTTTTGGTAAGGTAGCGGCAAAAATATGCCTGACAAATGGCAGGGTTTTATGCGTTGAACTCCGAGCGAACTCCGAGAAAATAGCACTTGAACAGAGAACGAACAAAGAAGATTATATAACTTGAAGCTCGAGCGAAGCTAGAGAAAACGTAAAAAGCCAAGACTTTCCACATGCAGAATAACTAAAAAATATGTTAGATAAAGGCTTTGTTTTATTCTCAAAAAATGGTATAATCAAGTCAGTCAAGTTACCTAAGTTTGGCGATCTTGCTATTAAAACGCAAAACCAGTTTACCAGGAAATGTTGACTATGACTAAATTTACTGCTGACTAGAAAACTAGAGGCATGATATAAGAGTTTAACTGCTCTTTGTCATGTCTCTTTTTGTTTTAGTCATAGAAGGAGGAACTTTGGGAACAGGGGTAAAAGTAAAGGTAAATCTAAAAGGTATTGAGCGTAAAGTAACACCTATGGGATTAGCGAGAGCCAAAGAGGCAGTTGCTAGTCAGATGGTTATGGACATGAACCGTTTTATACCTAAGCAGTCTGGAGAGCTAAGAGCAAACTTGAGAAAGGCCAATGGGGAAATCGTCTATAATGCACCGTACGCAAGAATACAGTTTTACGGCAAGAAACGAAAAGGCTTCTTTTCAAAAAAACAAAGGAAGTTCTTCTTCGCTAATAAGGAGAAGTTGCTTAGCCAACGACCAACGCCTGGAACAGGGCCGAGATGGGATAAAAAAGCTAGTGCTCTATATTCTAAGAATTGGGAACAAGTAGCTAAAAAGGCGCTGGAATTGAAATAAAGGAGTATTGTAAATGAATGCTGCTGAAGTAAAGTTAAAACTAGAGGGCGTTAAGTGGATAAACAAGGAAATAAAAGGCTTATATTTGGAATTGGAAGCCCTGGAGAGTGGTATTATCAAAAAGCCAACACTAAGCCATAGCAGGGTACAGACGAGCAGAGAGAATAAGGCAGAAAACAACCTTATAAGTGTTCTGAAGCTAAAAGAGGATACGCTCCAGAGAATTGAGCGCCTTACTGAGGAAAGGATGGAAATATCTAGGCTGATTGATAAGCTGGCCAATCCGCTTGAGCGTTCTGTCCTAAGACTTTTCTACTTGAATGAGCTCGACGCTTGGCAGGTTGGTGAAGAAATAGATAGATCAAATACTACAGTATACGTTATAAGGCAAAAAGCTATAGAACACTTAGCAAGTGTAGTAAATGCTGGTTGATTTTAGAACCATAGAATGGTGAGGTTTTGGTGAGGTTGTGTATTTAAAAATACTAAGGTTTTACAAAGGTAATGGATAAACTAAAAGCCCTTAGAAACGATTCTAGGGGCTTTTGTGAGATAAAAAAGAAGCATGACTCTCCCACAGCTCTAAGGCTTTTTAGGCGGGAAAACCATGCTTCTTTCTTGACTTAATTATACATCTTCTTGATTTTAAAATCAAATAAAGGTGACCCACCGCCTCCACAGTAAGCTGCTTCATGGGCGTTAGACCACCTTTACCTTAATTCAATTATAACTCATTTTGACTTAAAAAACAAATAGAGGCGTCCCACCTCCTACCGCAGAA